CTGAACCAAGTAATATCCAGTCAAAGTTCAGATTTTCTAAATTGCTATATTATACTTTTTGGCGCAATGCGTATAGGGCCTGATTAAAAAATATTGACTGTAAAAGCAACTTTCATAAATTTCATAGAAATCTGTGGTAGAATTTATAATGAAGAAACTGTGTATAGCACCTGGATAACTCCGGGTGTTTTTTCGTGGGAAAAATTATGGAAAATAACAAACAGAAATCACATGATGAGAAAGAAAAAGTAATCTGGAAAACTAGACACACACCACTAAAGGATAGGAAATCTTCTAGTGGAATTACTTTTTGGCCAGAGAAGGTGAAAGTGAATGAACAAAAGTAGTTTTATAGATTTATGCCAGGGGCATTTTGGTAGAAAAATTGCATATACGAATGTCGATAGAATTACCAAAGAAAATGTCGTTGGCGTTGTTGGTAAAGCTATTTCTGTTTTAAATTACAATCGGCCGGCGATACGGTATCTATACGATTACTATAAGGGCGCCCAGCCGATTCATTACCGGGAAAAGAAAGTGCGCCCCGACATCAATAACAGGACTTGTGAGAATCATGCTCTTGAGATTGTGCGGTTCAGCACCAGCCAGACCTATGGTGAGCCGATACAGTATGTTAGCCGAAAAACGGACAAGTCAATCAATGACGCCGTGGACAGGCTGAATGACTACATGAAGGACGCGCACCGTCAGGCCAGAGATATTAAACTGGGAAACTTCCAAAGTGCTGTCGGCACAGCCTATAAGGTAACACTGAAAGGAAAGCCAACAGATGTTGTGCCATTTAGAATCCATATTCCGCCTCCGCTGAACACGATTATCGTGTATTCGGCACAGGATGATTCGGATATGCTATCTATCCAAGTTCTGAAAGATGAAAATGACGAGCAGTATTATCAGTGCTATTCGGATGATTTATATTTCATCATCAAAGGCGGTAGAGTAATTGATTCTGGAATAAATGGTTTTGGCGGTATTCCGATTGTGGAGTATCCGAATAATCCGGACAGGCTCTCCGACATTGAAATTGTGATTACGCTTCTCGACCAGATTAACAAAATGCAGTCTGATAGGATGAATGGCATTGAGCAGTTTATTCAGGCATTTATGCTTTTTAAGAACTGTGAGATTGATGAGAAGGAGTTTTTACAGATGTGTGACCTTGGTGCTGTGGAGGTTAAAGATTCCGGTCAGGGAATGCAATCAGATGTAAAACTCATGACGGCTGAATTGAATCAGGAGCAGACACAGGTTGCCAAGGATGATGTGTACCGACAAGTACTTGTCGTTGAGGGTATGCCAGACCGACAACAAAATACGGGAGGTGACACCGGGCAGGCGGTTTACCTACGTAATGGATGGGACTTCGCAGAGCAGCGGGCGAAACTGGATGAGCCGTTCACAATTGAAGCGGAAAAGAAACATGCTCAAATCGTTCTGAATGTAATTAAGCAGACAACCAATGATGTGCCGCTGACTGTCAGGGATTTTGATGTGAAAATCACCAGAAATTCAACTGACAATATGCTGGTTAAGGCGCAGGCACTTGATTATCTGCTGAAAAATAAGATTCATCCGTTGATTGCAATTACCGTATGCGGGCTGTTTGGTGACCCGG